TTGCGAAAACGCAGGCTGAAACGGCGGCTATTCCGGCCACTGTCGCCAAGACAGTTGCGGATACGCAGGCGGCTCTCGCTACTATTCCAAAGACGCAGGCTGACGTCGCGGCCATTCAAGCGCAGACTCAGAAGACGCAACAAGATACCCAACTCCCGACCGACGCGATCAAGAATTACGCGTATTACGCTAACGGCGAACTCAATGGTAAACGTCAGCCAGTTTCGTTCAGCGATTGGCTGGCGTCGGGCGGAACAAGCCCAACCGAAGGGATGAAAGATTACCGCCTTGCGATGACTCAGGTTCCAGAGGGGCAACCGAAGCCTTCATTCGATGAGTGGAACGCAAAGAACGCGGGGATGAAGGAGGCCATGACTCAATCAGCGTTGCTACAGACGCAGCAAAAGATGAGCGCTCAGAATCAGCTGCCCGATGCTACTCAAAAGATCACCGACCAGCTTAAGCTGGCCGATGATATCATCAACAATAAGAGTTTGGAGAGCCTCACTGGATGGGGTGGAACTAGTGTTGGGAAGGTCATCAACGCTTTGCCTGGAACGCAGGGAGCGGCACTGCAAGCTAAGATTGACCAGTTAGCTGGTTCAGCTGGTGTGTCGGCAGTAGAATCGCTCAAAGGCGTTGGCCGAATTCTAGGCACCGAATTCGCTGCTGGAACCGAAGCGCAGAGCCGATTGCATGACCAGACTCAAAACGCGGGAGATTATAAGGCGGCTATCATGGATTATCGGAACAAGATCGCTGCTCAATTACGCACTGTTTACGATAAAGCTGGAATGCCGATGCCTAAAGAACTCGATGCCCAACTAAGTGGACAAACCGCGCCAACAACAGCAACAACGCCAAAGAAGCGAGTTTACGACGCTAATGGTAATCTCCAATGACCCAGATAGTAACCGGCCCCGACGGGATTGACCACGAATTTCCTGATGAAACGTCGGATGACGTCATAAAGAAGGTAATGTCTCAGAATTACCCGACGTCGGGCTCCGGCATTCCATCTGTTCCTGGATCGGGGCAGCCTGCTCCGACTGTTCCTGCTCAGGCCGCGCCCCCGCAATCGCCGCCAGACCCGTCCCATTTTACAGCGATGGGTAGCATCGGCGATACGCTGCGTTCTTTGAACCAAGGGGCTACAGGAGGGCTGTGGAATCCTTTGGTGGCTGGAACGAAATCTTTGGCAACCGGAACCCCCTATAAGGAGATGCTGGCAGCAGAAAATCAAAAGAGCGCTGATGCTGCCGAAGTCAGCCCTGTTTCAAATACGGCAGTATCGGGATTAGGCGCTGTTGTTGGCCCCGGCAAGCTATCCACTGTTGAAGATGCGGCCAGATTAGCCCCGTCGTTCACCAGCAAGCTCCTTGCTCGATTGGGTGTTGGATCAGCGGAGGGAGCAGCGTATTCGGAAGCAAACGCCGCCGCGAATCAGCAGCCGGTTGTTCCGGCGATAGAAAAGGGCGCAGCTATCGGCGGACCCTTTGCCGTCGCGGCTCCAGTGATTACAAGCACCGTTGGGAAGGTGGGAAATGCTTTACCCGAGTCCGTCGGTGGAAAAGCGCCAGTTCCAACTGCGGCTGATTTGAGGGCGGGGCCAGGGTTCAAGCCGCAATCGGTGTATGATGCTGCCGATAAGCTGGATGTATTGGCCAATATGCAGGCCAATCTGAAAAATTCCGGCGATCAACTGGATACTCAAGCTGCTGGTCTGCTGCGGAAGGACGTGACGACGGGAACCAGCAAAGCCGATAATCTGGGATTTACCGGCCCGGAACAGGACGCCCTCGCGAAGGTTGGAACCACTACCCCGGTGTCCAGCTTCATTCAGCAACATCCATTCCGTGCTGAGGGAATGATGGCACCACTATTCGAGGCTCCCATGGTGGCGTTTGGTGTTCACGGCGAGCCGGGAATGGCCACAGTATCCGGACTTGGCGGAGCAGGATTGCATCTTGGGGCTTATTTCGGCAGCAAGGCTTTGGAACAAGCCGGGGCGAGGGCTACGTTGGGGGATGCAGCGAGGATTATTGGGGGTGTTCCGACCACCGGCGCGACGAAGCAAGCAATGGCAAACCCCGATTGGCAGAAGGCAATGCAATCTCTAGTATACAACAGCTACCTTCGTCAATGACCCAGGAATTCGTTCATCCGCTCTCGTTCCATGCGTTCGCGTTCTTCCTCGATGCGGGGACGCATGAATTCGTCTTTGTCGCGTTGTTCCTTAGCGGCGAATATTTTAATAAATATCGACCCGAACACTATGATGCTAAAGCTCCACGCAGCGAATCCGAGAATTAAAGCCATGTCAGTCTCCAATCTAGCCCCCATCCTACCACGATGCGGGTCAGCCGTCAACCCTCATTTATGCTAATCGTCTGGCCCAACAAGCTTATGGGAGTTCACCCCCATTCCTGATGAATCCATGGCTACATTGAGAGAGGCCATCTTTTTGACACTTCCCGTCATGGAGATAGCCCATCCCCCTGTTGCTTTTGGGAACCATACGATTACTTCATCTTTGTCGTCTACCACTCTGTCTTTTTTCAGTTTGCGGATGGCTTGGAACTCTGGTCCCGCTCCTTCAGCAATCTTCTCTCCACTGTAATAGGCGGCATACACTTGTTTGATTTCGCTGATGGGCCTCACATAGATTTCGATCTTCATAACTCTTCTCCTTACGACAGCGCCGGGGGGCGGCGGGTGTACGATCCTGGCCCACAGGCGCATGGTAGGCACAGCGGCAGCGGCCGGTACGTACACCTGCCCGTACACTCGCTATACACTCCGCGCGGTGCGGTCACGCCTGCACCTGCGCCGCCGCCAGCCGGGCCGCCAGCGCCGGGGTCCAATATGCCTCACGGAATGCATCTAATCCCAGTTCATCGAATTTCTGATGAACTGAGGAATAGGCTTTATAACGCCTGTTAGTTAATCGAACCACTGTTCCTCGGTTTAGTCCAGAAGCAGCTACTATCGTTTCCCGAGGTATGTTTGATAGGAACGCATAGTAGAACCCGCAGCGCTCCTCAAACGTGAGCTTCGGAGCCCATTTACCTGTTCCGCCTTTAGGATTCATGCCGGGACCGCCTTCCTTATGTGGGCGAAGATCGCTTTGAAAATGGATTCTTTACGCTGAAGCGCTCGAATGACATTTCGATCCATGCTAGTCCCACAAAGATCGATATAGTTGACCGAATTAGCATCCTGTCCGCGACGATGATTCCGGTCCTCAACTTGCGAGCGATCGTCGAGAGAATAGCTATTTTCAAAGAAGATGGTGGTGGAACATCGATTTCCAGGACCCGGACTACCCAAAAGTGTGTGGCCGTACTTTCCGGCTCGCTCTTGTACCAGAATGATACGACAGGATGGGTCCTCGTTGAATTTTCGTTTTTGTTCATCGACTTCATCGGGTTTCATGCCCCCTGTGATTCGGGCGGGGTTAAACTCCTTTAACGCTTCACTCAAGATTTCGAACGTATATCGGTGAATATAGACGACGATAGCTTTGCCGGGAACCTCGTCGCGCAGAATGTCCAGCAACGTCAGGACGCGGGGATTCTTGTGCGGTTCACAGATGACTGTCACCTTCGATTCGTGGTCGGTATCGATGATGAACCCGCACTGAATTTGGGCCAGCTTCCCATATTTCGTGATCGCCGCGTCCACTGTGACGAATTCGTCCTCGTTCATCCAGAGAACGAAGTCCTTTTCCATGCTCCGATATTGGGCGCGCTGCTCTTTCGTCATCTCATATTCGCGGGTCGTGTACACCTTGGGGATACTGAACAGCCAATCCTCTTTGGTAGCTCGGAATACATGTGGTTCGATAAGCTTCGCGAGGATATCCTCATTCTGAGAGCCTATGACTTGCTTATTTTTGAACCCGCCCATCCGACAGAACATACCACGGAACGCGTAAAAATTGCGTCCATCCAGTTGGCCGATAGCTCGCATTTGAGCCCATAAGTCATGAGGCCCCTGAGCCGTCGGCTTTCCGGTGAGGATACGTCTGACAACTGCCTGCCGCGATAAGGATATAGCTGCCTTACTCTGTATCGCGTCATGAGTCTTAATCTGGATGCTTTCGTCAAGTGCGATGTAGGTGGGCTTCCTAGCCATCCAATCGAGAAGCTTAGTATGAATGGCTGGACTACGGATTGCTTCGTAGTTGATAATAAGTAAAGGCGGACGCTCATAACGTCGTCCAAGAAAGCGGTCGCTGTCAAACGTACCGCTCTGGAAGATGTGAGTTTCAAAGTCAAAGCCGTGCTTTTCGACTTCTTCGGCCCATCCGCCTTTGAAGGTATTGGGGCATACCGCGACCATTCTAGTAGTGCCATCTGCAGTTCCCCTTTGGAACTCAGTTAACGCCGTTAACGTCTTCCCTAAGCCCATCTCCATGAAAAATCCGAATCCATGCCTACCCTTCGAAGCTTCGAGCGCGGCGATCTGGACTGGATCAAGAGTGCTCATTGTTCGCCAGATAAGTAGTCGCAGCTATGCGAGGAATCGACTCATCGATTATTTTAGAAGTGGTTAAGGCTATCCCTAAAGCTATCGTAAGCGCTATGTTGCGCGTCTCATCATCAACATCGCCGATAGTTTGAACCGCCGCTCTTATCATCAATTTAGCTGCCTCCACACCAAGATCTATTGTTTCTTGCTCGTATTTATTCATCTTCTGCCCCGGTTCTCCTCAGCCAATCCCGTAGCTCCTCTTTATCATTCGGATCGTCTTGGTCTGCGATCCATTGGCAGGTTAGGCATCTCTTGCGAACGATGCCGAGAGCGTCGTAAACCTCGGAGCTACAATCTGTACAGATATAGGTCGGTTCATCCATTAGTCCCTCCCATCGATCGCCATTGCACACAGAATGAGCGCCATATTCGCCACGTCGGCAGCTTCAAGAACTATCTCAACGGTATTCTTCCCCTCCTCAATGGCGTTGGCGAGTTCCGTCACTTCTTCCCGAAGATGATTCATGTATTCGACGACCCGCCCATGTTCCCACTTTCCCTTGTGGGCATTCTTGCGCAGCTTGTAGATCATCGCATCGAACATGCGCCTCATATCATGTTCATACGCCCTCAATTCGGGGGGAATCTTGATCACCAACTTGCTCCACTCTAGGCCCATGCCCGAAGATGAACTTGTAATTCTCTCCGAGGACATCTCTTACCTCTCTGTGTTTTTGGTAAAATTTCAGCTGATCCACGGTGCCGAAGTAGTTCATATAGTTCAAGAACACGTGCGTCGGATCATTCGCCGTCACCGAATCCTTAAACTGGTTCCAGCTGAACGTAGCGACGCGGCGCACCCGCTTGGTGACGGTTGTATATTCGGCGGGAAGACCTATATCTTCCCACGTGATTTCATGTTGATCCGTATACCAATTGCCGCTACTAAACCCGTCTGCATTCCCGACTCGAATTGGGTAGGTTCGGAAACACAGATAACCCCTTTTGTAGTATGTCGGCGGGAGGCGGGCGTCGGCCATTCCCTGCATGAACGTACACTCACGGCTGGTTACGTGTGGATAAAATTTGGCCTCGTTTAATCCCAACGAGAACCCCTGAGAAATCTCCATAAAATACGGGTGATATTCCAGGTCGACAATATTCTCAAAGTATGGAAAAAGGCGATGGGAGTGATTGTAATAAATGGCAGAAGGATCGCGGAGAATCTTTCTAGAAATTGCCGCGCCGGTTCCTGAACGTGTTCCAGCAACAGCAAATATACTGCCAGAGGCATCATTTTCTGTCACCCTATCCTTTTCGAGGATTACCGTCGCGCACGGATGAATAAAGATGGGAATGTCCGGGAACGTCAGGTGTTCTTCAACCAGGATTTCGGCGTCTATTACTGACCCCGCCGAGAAGTAAACCGGTATGTTCCGGTTCCGCAGGCTCATGTGAACTGCGAATGTGGGCAGTTGTTTCAGCACGATTTTACGATCGCCGAAATAGCTGGTATGTCCGCTATTCGGCCCCGCGCTTGTGATGACGCCATTGAACGGAACGTTCTCCTCGATGGCGCGCTTGGCGAGCCAAGAGGCGAGCAACCCCTTGCCTTCGGAGCCATACTGGCCTCCCGCCACTACGTGGAGGCCAGTGTCAGTGAATAGGGTGCTCACTTCATCATTTCCTTGAGCTTGTTGATGGCTGCTTGCCTCTCATCCAAGGGTGGAGGCGGCGGCGCAACTGGCACCGCCGCTTTGATTATAAATCGGTTGGCAGACCCGCATTGTTGAGGCCATGGGTATTTCCACGTGTGGAATCGATGACATGCCTCTGCCGGGGTGGTTATCAGCGTTATTAAGGCCAATCCGGCTAGTCTTTTCATTCGGCGGCCTTTCGTGATCGGATTTCGTCGAATAAGCCGCCGGTTGGCTTCATTATCTCTTGCTTAGGCGCGGCTACCATTCCTGCGAGCGCAGTATAACCCGCATCGTCTGCGAAATTGTCGCGATTGACATCGATTGCGTAGACAAACCGAGCCTTCTTGAGCAGGGACATCATTTCCAATACGTCAACTGCATCGATTTGCAGCAGAATCGAGGGGTTCTTGTGCCTCGAATAGTTCGCGTGGCGGAGGTAAACCTCCCACATCTGCGCCACCATCGAATACGAGTTGTCCACGTCGCCGTGAATGTCTCGGCCTCCACCGACCGCCTGACTTGCGTCTTCCAGGATATCAACTGCTGTTGTGTTTCCCACGTAACCACTCCTCTATTGTTCCGGCGTAATTCGCACCACTTGGCTGCTTAAACGCCTTGGTGATGAATGCCTCTCTGCCCCAATCCGCGATGTACATTACTTGGCTGCGCCATCCTATCAACACCGGGAACGCTATACCTTTTGCCTCGATGACTCGGATGCCTTCCACGTATTGTCTCTCGGACGGGGCGAATTTGAGACCATCCGTCACTTTGCCCTCGACAAATAGGGTGGGATAACCAGTCGGCACGATGGTGATATCCAGAATGCCTACGCCGTATCCATCTTCTATTCGTCGAGCATACCAACCCCTTGCCTTACATTGTTTCACAAGCTCGGTCTTGAGGATGGATTCTTCGCTCAATGGACTGGCATGTCCTTCGCTGGTTCGCCATCGATCGTCTCCAACATGTGCAACAACATGTCGCGACCTATTACACATTTTGCCCATGTGTCATCGTTTTCGTCGACAAGCATCACGTGCAAGTTATCGCATCCCCCGCACTTGTAGTAGCTCGTTGCGATGGCTGTCGGCGCGTCGTTTGGGTCTTCGAATGGTGCCCCGTCTTCATGTTCCATCAGATGAACCTGTTTTTCTTGCACCACCATGTTGGTGCGTTGAATATAGTGTTGCCTTCGGGATCAACGTCCCGCACAATGTTGCCTATCGACTTAGGTAGCCAAGCTTGGTTGCCGGACATATTATCGATCACCAACCACGCCTTTGCTGTCGAGTGCTCTACCTTGCACTCTATTTCCTGAAGCTCGTCGCCAACTTGATCTGCCATCGTGACCTCCATTATAACACGCCGTGCACCGGCTGTCAACTATTTTTTGCGCCTCGTGCTAACCCAATCATGTTTATAGCATGAACTACGTCAACATCGCCCGCGATGTCTTCCATCTCTTTATCATTAGGGTTTCGCAATTTATCACCTTCATAAATTGCGACATGTGAGCAATAAAAGCATATCGCTATATCCCCATCCTCCGGGGGGCGGCTCTTTCCATTGGTTACGTCCATCGCCGCATCCGTGGGTTTATTACAATTAGGACATAAACACTCAGGTCCTATAAACGATTCAATTCTAGCCATAGGAAGCCTCCGCCCAATTAGTTCCAGTTCCGACTTCATAAGGAATAGGTAGACCGAGTTTGAATTCATCCGGGACCGCCTCGCAGACTTTTATCAATTCGGTGGTGTCGAATCCGATCTCGCGCTGCCAAATCAACGAATCATGGATGGTCATTAGCAACTGTACCTGCGGATGAGCTTCTTCATATTCGGAGGCGCGCAGGAGAGTCGTCTTCATCAAGTCGCCACCGGAATTCTGTATGATTCGGCTCACCGCTCGATAAGCGTATGCTTTATCCTCTAGACGAGCCTTGCGGCCCGTGATCGACCTGACGTAGCCGCTCGATAAGAATATGCCCTTCGCTTCTTTTTGGAACTTGAGAATGGCGGGGAATTGGCCTTTCAGCCACGCCTGATGATAGTTCAGCGCTCGATTGTAGTCCCAACCCATATGTCCTGCCAACGCTTTGGCCGACATGCCTGTTAGGATTCCCATGGCCATTCGTTTAGCGATATCTCGGTGCAATCCCAGACCAGCGGAAGTGATGTCGTGGATATCCATAGTTCCGGAGCGGTATCCCTGAAGTAATCGCTCATCTTCTGAGAAATATGCAAACAATCTAGGCTCTTGTTGTTTGGCGTCGCCTTCCTGAATCTCGAAACCGTCATCAGCAATGATGAGTCTTCTGACGGTTTTCCCGACTTCTTTATTTCGTTTTGGGAACGCTTGAAGATTCGGCTCAGAACAGCTAAATCGCG